TGATTATAAACTCTCTTTTTAATCAGATTGTCATGCGATACGCCTACATGCTGTGTAAACAGAATGCTGGCCTACCCATGACGTGTGATTTCACAAAGTTTGTTTCTCTTCAAACGTATGGTGACGACAACGTACTGAACATTGATGATTCGATGCTTGAAATCTACAACCAGATTACAATCACCGACGCTCTTGCTACAATTGGACTGACGTATACTGATGAAGGTAAGACAGGCGAACTCATCAAGTCCCGCAAACTTGATGAGGTCGCCTATCTGAAACGCACCTTTGCTCGAGATGCAAATGGATATTTCCAAGGCCCACTTAATCTAGAAGTGTGCCAGGAGATGCCCAATTGGATCAAAACAAAGTCTGGAACTGCCCGGGAATCTACCTTTGAAAACGCTCTCGCGTCAGTAAAAGAAATGTATTTCCACGGCCCAGACATGTTTAACCGAGCAAAGACGACCCTGACTAATGAACTCCGGAAAGCCGCTATTTTTGACCGCCTCCCTGAATTTTCTGAACTAGAAAGTGAGTACACTAGTGCTTACTTCTAGACCTCAAATCCTGTATTGCAGCTTTATGGATATCTCAAAACCATAAAGTGATGATCTTGCAGGTGCTTCTCCATTCGACTCGCTTGAAAGGAGAAGCCAAGACGTGTACTCTTTAGTACAGGTGCGTCTATAAATAAACCTAGAGTTGGAACGATGCATTGAACCGTGCACTTCCGCAAAACCTAACTGGCTCGCTAACACTCTTCAAGAAACAACCCTGAACGTAAACCCAACCCAAACGACCGATCTCTCTACTGATGTTGAAGCTGTACCCGATCTTGTTCCCTTGGATTCCACTCTGGTATCCAAGTCCAATACGAATACCTCGCCTCACTCTCTGACCGAAATGCTCGAACGATTTGTTGTTGTTGATACTTTGAAATGGACCTCCACCTCGACGATCCTCCCAATGCATCTGACACAAGAATCGTATGTTAGTAATGGACAGAAGAAGATTGCAAGTTATTTACTTCCTCAATCCCTCCTTGAAAAATCCAATCTCTTGCGCCAG